ATGAAGCTGCTACGCCACAAATCGAACACTCCAACTCGCCGTGAACGGCGTGGCTCTTTAGGCAGCACACCAGTGTACTCGTACTATGCACGCCGCTCTCAGGAGCAATCGGTTATCGGGCGTCAGGTCTTCCGTGATGTCGTCAATAAAGAGAATGTCGCCCGTGCTGCCCGTTTCGGCCGGCGTCGTTTCGGTCTAGTTGTCGTACTCATCGTGGGCGTTATTGCGGCCGCAAACATACTATGGCTGTCACCAGACGTGAAAGTGGCGCCTGCCGATACTCATGACACGTTCCTGCATAGTCTCGCATCATATCAGCAGGCAGCGAATACGCTCTTCAGTAGCTCGTTTTTAAATCATACAAAAGTGACAGCCGACATCTCGGGTATCACTGCCGGGCTAAAGCAGCAGTACCCAGACCTCAGTGCGGTCAATGTGGCATTGCCGTTAATCGGCCATCGGCCCGTCGTGTATATTACGCCAACGACACCCCAGCTGCTACTGACAACTATGTCCGGACGTTCATACATAATCGATAAAAACGGCCGTGTTTTGAGCGAGATGCAAGGCAGCGACCCGCATCTGATACTCGTACAGGATCAGAGCGGTGCTTCGGTAGCGGTTGGTCGTCTTGCTCTTTCTAGTGACACGGTGACCTTCATACGAACTGTCCAATATGAGATTCAGCAGAAGGGCTTAGCAGTAGCACGCTTCACGTTGCCTGCCGGTAAGAGCGAGTTAGATCTGTATCTTACTGGAGTGTCTTACTATGTCAAGTTTAATCTTGCGGATGATACCGCTCAGACGCAAGCTGGCACATTCCTGGCAGTCCGTCGCTACCTTTCAGGGAAGGGCAAAACACCGACGGCCTACATAGACGTGCGCATTGTGGGCCGCGCCTACTATAAATAACACCGTTACGGCCATTCTTCGATAGATGTTAGTATCCGAAGCCCCTTCTATACTCTTCCGCCTGTTCGCTAAATGTTCGCATGTTGTTATCATGCATGTTGAGAGAAACATATAAGTATACACAAAATGCTATTTGTCAAAAATAGGGAAGAAAAGGGGCAGGAGGGCAAGATATAAAAAACGACATGAAAGTGCTAAAAAGCAAGTTTTCACGATATAGGTGTGGAAAAGTCAAATGTGGGAAATATCACATGACGGCATTGACGTAGGCATCCATGAATATGCGATGTATGGCTTATGACATGCGTGGATAGGACGGGCGGCTGCACGTTAATTTATATGCATGTACGATTTATCGGCAATGTGCCCTTCTCGCGAGTGGTATCGTTAATCACCTAGGAAACTCAATTCTAAGTCGCAAAATATACATTGTGCGACATACTATAAGTAAATCATTTAGGGCGATCACCCGCCCTAATGTCATACCTAGCTAATACTTAAAGTACTAAGCCGAATTGTAATTGTGAACCAAACGAGTGTCAATATTTATTTACAATTCTCTATCGTGCTAACGTTTATAGTGGTAATAACCACTATAAACAAAACAAGAACACTATCAGAAAGGAGTAACAATGATAGTGCACCCCATACAACAGAGGGGGCGCAAGCAACGAGTAGGACGAGTCTGCTTCGATGGAGACAGACTTGCCTTCTTCGCCGGTTACAACGATTGCGCCAGTTGCGGGGTAAGAGGAAAAGTGCTATTGAGCGTTGACGATGCACGAGAGTTCGGACGACATTTCAAACAACCACGAGAACCACTAGGAGCACGACTAGCGCGAAAACTAGCACAACACTACGGAATATAGCCGTAGCGACTAAATGACGGTAGAAATGCCGTCATTTAGCTTTAGGAGCCAATTAAGTTTATTTTCTCTTTAGCAATACGAACATTATAGTTAGTTGTCTGGTGTTGCTCAGTAAACTTTTCATACTCGTACGGGAAAACAACCGGATTCTTTACCTTCATAGGACGAATTAAACCGTGTGAGCACCAATAGCGTTTTTTATTACTAAACTGAGGCATATCTTTAGTTATGTATTTTTTTACGTAAGAAGCAACAAGAGGTACACCGACGGTGTCAATCTTAGTAGCCGTAGAAAATCCGATGGTATAGCCTTTTATGTTATAAACTACCCTACCATCTTTACGTTTATGCCCAGAATCAACCAACCTACCCTTATAACCACTAAAAAGAGCGTGAAAATGAATAGCCTTCTTATCACCATGAAACTCAGGAACAATAAGATACCCAAACTTCCCTACTCTTTTTTGTTGATTATTAAGCCAAAATTGCATTTGTTTCCTTAGATGTTCGATGTTATACCTATCCTCAGCAAAAGTAAAGGTACAAAACAAATCAAAACTATTACTAACAATGAGATCAGAAAGCTTCGTTTTAGTCCTACGCAAAGAATCGTCATACCAAATAGAAACACCATCACTAGATAAGCGTGAAGAAGGAGTGACTTCCCTAGCCTCATAACCAGGAATCCGAGATTTGAATGGCTGATTGTATTCAAACAACTTCGTCATGTTTGGATAAATCTTAGCATAAGATTTAATCAGCTCATAAATGTTTCTCTCATGGACAGATAAAAGATGTGCAATATTGCTCATTGTAAGGGTCATCCTATGACCTTAAATGTGCACCTAATCTCAAGTAGAGGTGCACAAGCTAGCGGTTATTGATACGCTTGTGCGTGACGAGCAGCGCATAGCGCTTCGCTCGTCACAAACTACCCTATTTTTATAGGCTTTCCTTTCTTACCAGTTATTTCTAAACGCTGTATCTGTTCGTACTGTTCTACTCCAGATACAACTTTCTGGTAAGTGTCGAAAGCCCCCCGAATATAACGGTTATGGAAAAAGAAACCTGATTTCTTTTTATTACCAGACAAAGAGCCGTCGTAATTTACATTAAGTGTCATGCCGTCATATGCCTTTTGGAAAGTCAATATGCCGAAAAAAGTACGACACTTGATGAGATTGTCACACTGTTCACGAAATGGCTTCGCCATTCTCATAAATAGCTGACTTGTGCCAATAATTACTTTACGCTGTTTTCGCTGTTGCGAAATCTCAGTAAAAACATACATAGGTATGTTCATACTATCGAGAGCGTTAAAGTATGTATGAATCTCATCAATTAAGTAAATTACTCCGTAGAAACCGTTATTGACACCAACAAGAGCAAGAGCTAACTCATCCATACTAGAAAAAAATATATATTCTTCACGCTTGTTAAAGTCAGACATAACAGACTTCAATTCAAGCTCAGTAGTAAACGTTCGTTTACGAAAATAATGGAGATTCAGATTACTAACAATTAAAGCTTTAGGATAACGCAACTTAAGATCAAGCATATGCTTTACAGCGGAAATAGTCTTTCCAGACCCCTGTTCACCACAATAAATCTGAGTACCGTTAGGCCAAAAGAAATCTACACTTCTACGCTGTTTCATATCATCAGCTAAAGAACTGAGATATGGACGCATATGCTTCTTAATAACACCTACATAATCAGCCATTACTTTATGCTCAGTATTGGTATCTTACGAAGTACCCACATAATAATGTGGTAAATCAACTCAAAGCCCCATATAGCAGCAATTACAGCGATAAGCGCATCAAATAACGCAGAACCATAAATGTAACGTAGAACTGAAGTAGTAGCACCGATAGTATCAGTAATCCAAGATGTTGCCCCAGTAATCGAGGCGGGCATTGCAGGTATATCCCACGGAATACTAACAAAAACACCAGTAAGAAAATCAAGAAGCAAATGCAGTAAACCATCTATTATCATCTCCCCGTAACCTCCAAGTACTTACGACGCAATGCAAACAGTAAACCAATAATAGTTACCCCCTTGACAACAGCAGTAAACCAACTCCACAAATCAGGGGCAGTCGTAGCCCACTGAGCGATGTTGACACCGTCGAAATGACCGCCCAAGAAAGAACCAGCCCCAAACGTACAACACGTTGTCGTAGGCGTAGTAAAAGCAGTCCAAACAGAACCAGCAAAACTAAACGGCCAAGTCAAAAATCCCAACTTAGCAGACAACGCTGATGACGTACTATTAAAGTCCGATTGAATCTGAGAATCTTGCGGTACAAACAAGACATACAAGCCCCCAGTAAACGCTTGGAACACATGCAAAATATCATTAGTTACGCCGGTATATAGGTTAGAAGCAAAACACGCAATATCAACGATACTCGAACAAGAACCACCCGCACCGCCTGCACCAGTAGTCCAGCCAACAGAACCAGCAATTTGTGGGTCAGTCCAAGAAGAATCATAAACAACATTCTTCGTACCGGCGTAACATGATGTAGACCAAGACAATTGAGAGCTAACAGTATTAATATCAGCAGTAGTAATAGAATCAGCAAAAACTACAGCAAAAACGGCAGGATAACCAGTACCAGAGCTACCGGATGTCTGAGGATCATGAACATTTTCGGAGTAAATAGTACCTCCTTTCAATGTTTTTATACGTTCATCACCCCCAGACATGTACAAAACTAACTTGTCGCTCAAGTCAGAAGGCGTAAACAAAACAAAATTGTTATACCCAGTACCAGAGCTATTTACATTCTCACCGAGAATCACATAAGAGGACGTTGTTGCAGAAAAACCAGGAACAGCACCACCAGTTATAGTGCCAGACCGAGGACTAGACTTAGCAACCCATGACGGCCAATCCCACGACGGCATATTATTAGCCGTACACACAAATAACGTAGTAGCACCAACCTTCGGAGAAGAAACCAGCGTAAACGAAAATATAGAAAGAAAAACCCCAATTGCCAGCAAAGGAACAAGAATCTTATGACTACGATAACCAGACTGAGGGCTAGCGTTTCCTGATACGCCCTCAGACAAAGAACTAGAACGCTTGATACGCAAAACATCGCTAACGATCAAAGCTATTTGCTGACCAATATACATACCAACGATAAAAGACAAAAGTAAAACAATAAGATTCAAATCAAAAGATACACTACTCATGATGCCTCCAACGAAACTGCTTAATAGTCAGCCAACCAACGAAAGACGCAAGAAACAGAGAAATAAGATTCACATCCCTAACTGTTATACCCGTGTCATCAGGAGCAGCCACGGTATATATAAATGGCGAAACAGTACAATCAACAAGTGTTGTACCGTTATCAGAAGAAACCTGGAAAACTAAAGGAGCACCATTTATATCAGACTGCAAAAACAAACTACCATGAGGACTCAATAACACCGGGTCAGTAGCACTGGTATACGTACCATCATCCATATAGGTATATGTATCATTGCCGGTAGTAATACCAGGCCCATCAACATCAGCACTCCAAGAACCAAGAGAAACATCACTCGCCGGTTGAGTAACTTTCCAATAATTAATCGGATTATCTACCGTCAGCGTGACGTTTATAAAAACTTGATCACCGATACTATCGGAAGACAGATCAAGCGGAGTGACATCAGCAGAACATGAGGATACCGGAGCATCAGCGTACACAGCCGGCGACAACGTCGCTATAGCAATTCCTCCCGTGAGGACAATCACGGCAGCATAGCGACATAGTCGCCTACATTGCTGTTTAATGGATAAATCCATTGTTTGCCCCTTATGCTAGCCTGTCGCCACCGAAACTTAGTGCACCTAATAAAAGCCTTACGACGACGGTAATACCAGCTAGACCGCCGATAATAACAACCAGCTCGACAAAATCAGACGAAATCATCGAAACAATAGCGGAAACGACATCTGTACTACTCACTTGAAAGTCCTCCGGCCAAGACCAGTAACCAGGCTAAAGAAAAACGATGTAACAAACATGATACCTGAAAGCACACCGATAATCGGAAGCATATAGGTGAGATAATCAGCGGTAGTCGAGATAACTTGATTTACAACGTCAGCCGGAGCCATCATCTAACCTTTCGTGAACCTGTAGGCAACAAGGAGCAATAAAACGGCAACAGAAACACAGACCGCAATCATAGCGAACTCAGAAACGGGAATCATCTAAAACCCTCCTAGACTTTATAGCGCTTGAAAAACTGTTTATTCTTATAGCCATCACCAATAAAACCGGCAAAGTCAAGAAAAGTTAAAACAATGCTCAAGCCAACCATAAAACCGATAACGATTAAAATCTCACCAACATTACCAGAAATAGCACTAACTACATTCGTAACTAAGTTACTACCGGCCGAAGAAGGAAAGATACTAGTAGCAAACATAAAATCCTTAGAGGGGGCTTTGCAGCCCCCGAATATTAAACCTTACCGTGCAGCGAATGACGGAACAGCCGAAGAACGACTGTCAAGCCAACCATAAAACCTAGAACAACAAGAATCTCAGTAATGTTATCGCTAATTGCAGTAGTGATAGACGTTACGAGATCAGCGCCAGCGCCCGTAGGCAGAATACCTGTACCAAACATCTTATTTACCTCTTACCTTTATTACTTACTGGGCTGTTGGCTTTCTAGCTCAACGATTTATGGACTCTTAAGAGCCACACCCACAAATCACTTTTTAGGAGCAGTTAGCATCTTGACCAGATTAGACTGGTCATCGTTCAAGAAAAAAGAAAGCGTGTAACCGCCCTCAAGATGTACAAGAAGCTGACTATACTTGCGTTGTGTTTTGCTAGAAACCTTATCAAGAACCGCCTCAACGCCTTGATCCTCATCCAATAGTGGATCTAAATTTTCTTGTCGCATAACAAACCCCTTTCTAATTACTAAAAAATAACCTAGCCGAAGCGCTAGGTATTGACACAAAATTATAAATAATTTATGATAATCTACTTATAGAGATAAACAAGTGAATATACTTGCGATTCTCGCAATATCGCAATATACATTGTGCGACATGAAATCTATTCCTGCGTTTGCACTCCACTGCCGCTGCTGCCAGCCCGACTTTGCCCTCATTTCGTTCACGTTGCCCACGCACGTTTTCGTATTGCTCTGCTCGTGCTGACACGCCTATGATTCTAGATAGTTTCAACCCATTCTGTTTGCTATTTGTTTAGTATCTATGTGTTCGCAAAATGTACGTATAAGCTCGCACCCGATGTCTACCGGCATCGGGTGTCTTGGCTCTCGACGCCCCATAGGTTACAGCCCTCCTTTTTAATGTATGCAGGAAATCACCGGTGCCGAAGGCTATACCGAATATTCTCGCCTCCGATAAACCCTGCCCTACAGGTAGTTTGCGTGGGTTAATTGATTACGGACGGGTGACGTGGTCGATCTTGAGACCGTTTTGGTTGACGATACTAACGGTAAGCACTATCCGGCGGAGTAAACGCTTCGGACACGTGCACATCGACGCTAGTATTGTGGGCGGTGGCATCGGTAACACAGTAATAGGGGCAAGACCTTGTCCGCGAATGGTAGGGCTTGATCCTACGCCGTACGGGTTGGCTTAG